AGTATCAATTGTATAATAATTTATTGTCCTATTCACTTTTACATACCTGCTTCCAATTTAGCAATAAGATACTCTTTAACTAGTCCAGAACGAACGATATCATCAATACCAAATTCAATAAGTTCAAAAGATGGCATTGCACGAATTACTTTCATAAAGTCAACAATACCATTTCTCTCATTGGTTTTTGTAAGATCTGTTTGAGATGCATCACCACAAAATACAATTTTAGTATTTTCACCAACTCTGGTTATTATACTATCTAATTCATGAAAATTCAAGTTTTGAAATTCATCAACAATTATAATAGCATCATCAAGTGTAGTTCCTCTTAAGAATGAGGTACTCCAAAACTTAATTGTTTCCTGTGCTCTAAGATTACCATAAAGCATCTCAAAGTCTGCATCAGATGGCATCTGGAACATATACTTCACCATATGCTTATATGGTATCTGATAATATGAAGACTTATCTTCATGATCACCAGGAAGGAAACCAATTTCACGAGTAGCAACCAAAGATCTAACAATGTAAATCTTATCATAGGGTGTATTTTCACTTAATACATCTTTAAGAGCATTATAAAGAGTAATAAATGTTTTTCCTGTTCCTGCAGCACCATAAGCAATTATATGCTTACCTTCATCATAAGAATCAAACAGTCTTTTCTGATTATCAGTTATTGGTGTGATATCTACCAGATAATCAGTATTTACTGGTTTTTTTCTTTTCATCTGCTTTGCAGTTAGACCAACTCCTATAGGTTGGTCTGTAGATGTTGCTCTTTTCTTCCTTGCCATTATTTAATCTTCCACAAAAGCATTACCAGTCATACCAACACCCTTTCTAGCTAATCTTCCCGAAATACCACCAGCTTTTTCAGATTTCTTTAAAACATCAGTCCATCCTGGATGAGTTTTGGCTAATTTATCTTGAAATTCACCAACTTCTCCAACTCCAGCAACTCCCTTTGACCAATCTTTATCCCAATCAGGATTTTCCTTTCGCCAATCATCATAAGCTTTCATTGTCATTGAAAGTTCTTTTTCTTCACCAGTTTTTAAATTCTTAACAGGATATGTAGGCATAACTCTAAAATTGTGTAAAATTATTTAGACCCATTCAAGGGCTTCTGAGACTGCAGGGAATTGTTCGGTAAATACCTTTCTACATCCTTCTGCTATTACCATATGCTCTTTTTGAGTACCATGAGCAGATCTTAGATTAATATAATGTATCCAAGAACGACAAGAACCAGTCATATAGATTCTTGTAGGAGTTGCAAGTGGTAATACCATTCTAGCACACTCTTTTGCAACACCTGCTTCTAACATCTGATTATAAAGATTTGTAGATGCAGTAAATAAAGTTTCAATCTGACGATTTAATGTTTCTACAACTTTAGGGTCTAAATCATCAATAGAATTTTGACGATTCTTTTCATCTTGTCTGCGAAGTTCTGGTAAATCAATTTTTCCCAATGCAGTACTTGCAGCATATCTTTGAGAAAACTCTTGATACGTAAAAGATCTATGTCTTAGGATTTGTGCAGCAATAGCACGAGTAGTTTCAATTTCCAAAGTCATCGAAGATTGCTCAAAAACACTCCAATGGTTATGTTTGATGCAATACTTCAAAAGTCCAGCATACTTCTCATTGTCCTGATTTGATGGATTAGAAACACGGGCAATATAACCCATTGTCTTCTCTGCATCAGGAGTGATGCTAACAAGTTTTACAGTCATTATAGAATAAGTCTTTTCTTAGGTGGAGTTGCAACAGGAGCATACATTTCATTATATTGCTCAATGATTTCATCTTGTGTTTCACTAATGTATATTACATATTTTTTAGTGACTTCAATTTCTGTATTATCACCTTTAATAATAGGAGACCAAGGAGCAAATGCTATATTTCCCTGTCCAGAAGGAACAGCAACTATAGGATTCACAATAGTAATAGATTCCTCAGTTTCTTTAACAAGGTCTGCTACTACATCTTCACCAGACCACATGCGAATTAATTTTACGTTCATTTACCAAATCCTTTTGAGTTTTTTGATTCCATTGCGGAAATTTCTTCTTCTAAAATTTTTATCTGAGATTTTACTTCTCTCATTTTTTCCTCTGTATAGAGGTATTCATTTTTAACTAAACGTTTTAATAACGTTAGCATTTCTTTTGCTCTGCTAGTCTGGATACCCATCGTCATCATCGTAGAGTTCGTCATAGTCAGTTGGAGGTTCAAATGCTTTTGAGTTTTTGTATGCATCAACATCAGAATAGACTTCTGCTTTAAGTGCATCAAGTAATAGTTCCATATTACGGACTATCAACTTTAATTTGTCCCTTTCCATAACAATTAGACTTTTAACTATTTTACACAAAAAAAGAGCACTTGTCAAGAAGTGCTCTTTTAATTTAGCGTTTAGGACCTAAGAACAAGGAACTGCCTTGCTTCTAACCTTGATACCACGATACATTAGATCGTGATTTCTGGTTTGGTTATGCTCTTCAATGAGAGCCTTACGATACTCTTCTGTATCGTACTCGTGTCCACGGTAAGTGACTTTTGCCATTGGCTTTACTCCAAAGTAGTAGGGTTTTTAATCCGTTCCTTTAGTCGGCTTTTGCGTCCCATATACATCCATAGGTACTACCCTTTACCATTTGAACCAATTCGGTTCTATATTGAGTCGAAGGTTCTATCTTATCGATAAGTCCTTTCGCCTCATCACAAGTTAAAAGAGTAGCTAGTAGTATGTCCATGAGATGAACGATCCGTTCCGAGTCGGCTTACTTGCGTCCCCAATCAAAGGGGGATGAACGTTGTGTTAATACTAACACATTTGAACTATTTAGTCAAGTACGTATGCAAATTTGTTACATCGACCCTACAGACAAAAAAATACTGGGATTTTTTTCCCCGATATTTTGGAATTAAAAGTCGATTTTGGTTTAGACCTTTCTTTTTTTCTTTCTTGTTGGTGTGGACTGATACCCCCAAAGGTTTGGTTTGATACTACCCCTACCATACTCAATGGACTTTATCCCACCTTTAAACTTGTCCCAGTACATATCAAATAGTTTTATTTTAGTTCCTCTTGTTAGATCATAACGAACCTGATCATCATGCACGTAATTAATAATATACGCATCACTAGGTGCTTGTGTGATACTTACATCTTCATATGAACCATTCTCTACAAGTATTTCAGTACCATACTTTGATTTTAAATTATCTTTCTCTTCTTTTGTCCATATCATTTCCTTTCTCTCTGGTTTTTTTAACTCCGTAGTTGTCGTCATGATCTACCACCCCATTGAATATCAGGATATGCTTCTGCAACAACATCTTTAGTTATTTTATAAACTTCTCCAAGTCTCTTATCCTTACACAAGGTAACAATCTCTGCTTCTAATGGATGAAGACCCTCAAGAATATTAATAAACATAGTTTCACGACGAATATTATTCATACCATCATTACCACCTTTACAGAAATGATAAAAATGTTTTGATTCTCTACGAATAGTGGTATGTCCTTCCTGATCACTAGCACCTAAAGAAAAGGAACCAGTTTCATGCATTTTACGAACCTCATTTGAGATTTTAGTTGAAAGAGTTCCACTATAAGTATTCTGATCATCATAACCATGATAAGGAACTTCACCTGGAGGAAGAATACTTTGTATACTCTCGTCAAAATTCCATATAAAGATAATCTTTAAAGATATTTCTTCATATTTTCTCAATGCTTCTATTTTCTTTGCTTTTGATCTTTGTCTAGACACCAAATCTAAAACCTCAAATGCAAGAGGTTTTAAAGGCAACTGCTCCATTGGTTTTGGAGTAGATTTTTGTCTAGTAGCTGTTGCTTTTGTTGTTGAAGTTTTACTCTTCTTGGTCGTAGTCTTCGTCATAATTTTCAAATCTAAATGCAATTACCTCATCAGGAACTAAATTCCCATTCATATCAAACATCTCAGGGTGAGGTCTTGGTATTTCCTGATAGTTCATCATATAATCTCTAGCAATCCAACCACCTAATATCCCTGCACAAAATAACAAAAAGGATATGGGTAACGCTAAAACTAATATGGTTTCAATAGTCATTTGTTACCTCCACGTGGATTCTTTATTTAGTTCAAGTCGTAATAACTTGATGTTCTTTAAGATATTTAATAGTATCTGTACACCCTCCTAATTTTTTACCATCTACAACAACTTGAGGAAAAGTAGAACCTTCACCAAACTCACCATAGAATGATTTTCTATCGAATTGTTCTCCCAAATTATATACTACAAAGTTACTTCCTGTCAACTCTAATACTTGTTTAATTTTATCACAATACGGGCAACCATCTTTTGTGTAGACTGCAAAATTCATTTTTAAATTCCTTATCAGTTTTTATTTATAATGTAATTACCGATACATAAGTAATCCAAATCAATGTTATTGAATGTATCGATAGCATCTTTCGGTGTCTCAATAATCGGTTGTCCGTTATCGTTGAAAGATGTGTTGAGAAGAATAGGACACCCCGTTTCCTCTTTATATTTTTGTAGAAGTGTAGTTACTTCTGGGTGTAATTTATCATTCACTGTTTGTATTCTACAAGTACCATCTTGATGTGTAATAGCACCTATATTCTTTCTCTGATGAGGTTTTACGACCAATGAATATAACATATACTCATTCGGATAATCCTCTACAAAGTAATCCTTCTGATATTCCTCTAACATAATGCCAGCAAAGGGTCTCCACTCTTCTCTGTGCTTGATGCGTGAGTTCACAGTGTCCTTATTCTTCTTGGGTTGAGGATTCATGATGATAGACCTAGAACCCAGTGCTCTAGGACCAAACTCAGACCTGTTCTGGAACCATCCTACAATCTTATTATCTGCTAAGTGTTTCGCAGTAACCTTACATAACTCATCAAAGTTATCATACTTCTTATACTTGGTGTCTCCCAGTG